TGGATGTTTGCCTGTCGTTGGATATCGCGCTGCGTAGCGTCAATTACTTCTTCGACATACGGGTCGTAGTATGGACGATAAGACTGTGGATCGTAGGACAGAGGACGACCAAACTCGTCATACCCAGACATAGCAGAAGTAACCCCCATGCCGTAGCTACCAACAGCCTCTTCCATCATCGGCGCGTATGCTCCGATGCCTTGGATGCCTAGCTCGATAGCCTGCATCTGTGCAGGAGTGAATCCCATTACATCTGGGCGAGGAACCCCGCCTATGACCTCTTGAATAGGCTGTCCCGAGTCATCAAGAATCAAGTTCCCCAGAGTATCGCGTTTATAGATAGGATTACCCTGATCATCAAACTGAGGCTGACCGTATAAAGGAGAGACTGCACCGATACCAGCGGCGTAGGATTCCATAATTGGTTCGCCCTGCTCATCAAGCATCGGCTCCCCTGTTTCAGGATCCAGAACAGGACGCTGTTCTGTGCGGTATAAGTTCGATAGGATGTCTTTGATGTACCGTTCCTGATACTCAGGTACGAAACCTACCTCACGGCCTGTGATTGTCTCAGCCATTATGCCATCCCTTCAAAGCGATCCATCATCTGATACATCTTGGCAGCACCTTGAGCACGGTTCCCGTTACCTAATCCACGGACCGCCCGTTCTGTCATCACGAACTCTCCGTCCGAGAGCCGAGCTTCTTGAACCCGTCCACCGTTCTGGTAGATAGCCGCCGGAATAGAATCGCTGCGACCTGTGCCTGGCCCTTCGATGTAACCACCATTCATCATCGCAGCAATGCCGCGCCTATAATCCGGCGCAGGTGTGCCACGATAGTCTGGTACACGCTCACCTGTCTCTACCTGACGACGTTGTTGTGGTGTTAGTTTAGCTGCCTTTGGCTCACCTGCCTCAAGCAAGCCTGCCAAAACCAGATCCTGCATAGGCATACCGAACAAGCCTTGGCCCACTGTGCCTTGTGCCGCTGGAGCACCGCCCATACCAGCCTGAACCCCTGCACCAAGTTGACCCGCCATCTTACCGATAGCAGTCTGGCCTGCCATCTGTTGTGCTGCACCAAACTTACCTGCTAGACCTTGGGCACCTGCTGCACTTGCCGCCTGGCCTGCAAATCCTGCAACACCAGGGATAGAACCAATCCCGTAACCCATAAGACCAGACTTCAAGGCGTCTCCGATGTCGCCACCAGAAGCAAGAGTCCCGATCCCAGAACCAAGGGCCGCGCCCATCGGACCACCGAACGCTAGACCAACGAGGCCACCAATCGCAGATAAAAGTCCCATTACGTTTCTCCTGAAATAGCTTCGGGCGCAGTCACTGATATACTTGTACTACGTTTTTCTGTTCCAAGCCAGTTATTACCGCAGTTAGGACAGGTGCCGCCTGGATAAGATGCGATCTCCGCCGGTGTATCCACCTCGTTGTCACATGTCGCACACGCGATTGTATCAACGCTTGTTGCTGGTCTCCACTGGGATCCGTCTCCCAATACAATAACTGTTTCATCACTCATGTCGTTGTCACCGTAACTGTCCCAACCGCGCCAGTTCCTGCCGATCCACGAACATGCGGTTTGTTTTCTAATGTAATCTTAACAAAACCATCCTGTTGAAACAATGCCCCTGTTTCAAGGCCAGAGTCGTCGGTCTGTAGCTCCGTCAAAACCATAAATGTATTGCGACCCTCACCTGGGTTGCGTTGCTGCTCCAAGAAAACTGAGAAAGCCCGAACAAGTTCTGCAAAGTAGGCTCTGTCGTAGTTCTCCGGAGGGATTGGAAAGAACGGTACTGGGAGATTCCTAGACATCAGCGTCTCCCGTCAGGCTTCATATCTACCCTGTTACTACCCAGTCTCCAATCCACGCCCAACTCGTCGGACGTAAACTTCAATCGCATCTGCCGCCCACGAAGTCTATAGTAAAGCTGCTCCGTCTTTTCACTAGAACTCGCCGTAGCCGTGTCAACAAATGTCTGTGTGTCCGTCTGTATATACTCGCCGTTAGAGGCGTTACGGACGTTAATCTCGATGTCGATAGAAGGAAGCGTAGCCGTCGATTGCTTGAACGATACGTCAGGAATCATCCTACGCACCAGCATGAACTGCTCACCGTCACCCAAATCCATCGGACTCGAACGAATAAATGCAGTGATCGCAGAAGCAGGGTTGGTTGTCCCATCATCGAATCCGGTTTCCTGCGCATAAAGATACCCGTCAGTATGCGCAGCAATAGGGAATGCAAAGATTCCACGATCAATCCAAGCAGTACGAGCGAAACTGCCATAATACCAAGACTGCTCTGCATAGTTGTAAACCACATAGTGGTCCAACTGATCACTGCTGTTTCGTGGGTAGAACCACCAAACCTCAGAATGTTCTGCATTCAACCCCGCCACAGCTTTAGCCTGTTGGTCAGGATTCATGTTGTCAAAAATAAAATCTCGTACAGTACAGGGTAGTTGCCGCATCGCACCGTCATAGACATAAAACTCAGATACACCCATCCAATACACCGCGTCACCTACAGCAACCGCAGCTTTTGGTCCGGCGATAGTGATGTTCTCTGAGATAGCAGACACGCCAAACGTGAACGGAGCACCCAAGAACTGCATGACGTACAGCGTTGTGTCGGTAAACACTACAATCTGCTGACGCGCTTCAACCGCAGCCACAATCTCGGACCCAGAGCCAAGGCGCAACTCCCCAGCAGTGTTGGTCGCCGTTGTGTTCCACGTAGTTAAAGATTCTTGGTCCGAGAACCGGATAGTCAACGGATCTTGGTTCCCAGGATCGCCCTCTGGGTCGCACCCAAACGCAATCACATGGCGGTCACGATCTGAAACCATGATCTGCTTTGCAACCTGTGGCGCACTGGTGGCTCCTGCCAAATCCGTGATGTTCACGGCTCGACTGGTCAGGCCATTGGTAGCATCCCAATAATAGATCCCGCCGTCGCGAACGTTGAGCAGCAAGTCCTCACCGAAGTTATCCTGTGACCACATCCGCAATGTGTTGGATACGATTGCGTCGTCTGACGATTCACCCCAACCTGCGCGACCCCAAGTACCTGCGCCCCAACCTGCACCCGACACGTTTAAGTCCAAGCCTGTGTTGACTTGGTACTTACCGACAACAGCCGACCCACCGTCTGATGTATCAGAAGAGTTTGCGTCAACTTCCGTAGGGTTAAGTTGACCATCCTCTGTAATATCAGAAATGCTTGTGCCGGCTGATCGTGCCGTGATGGTGTATGTGTTGGCGTCTGTAACTGATGTAATCTGATACTCTTGGTTCAATACGTCCGCAGTGATGTTACCACCCAGACTTGTTGCACCAGAGAATGTAACGAAATCGTTCTGCACCGCACCGTGGTTTGTGTCGGTAACGGTTAGCTCAGACGATCCGTCTGTAGCAGAGAACGTCACATCTCCTGCTGTAGTTGTCGAACGCAACGGAGTGATGTCATTAAACGCACCACCTTCGTCCACGTAAAACTTTAGGTGTGTACCAACACCCAGAAGCTGGTCCCGTGAGAGTGTAACCCATGGATGTAACGAACGACACGTACCCAGAAAGGATTGGTTAGATTTCTTCTGCCAACCACCGATCTTTTCCGGAAACCCTTTTTGGAAACGAACATTATCAATGTCGTACCAACCACCCTCGTTAGAATACGAGGTTATGTCTCGAACTATCCCTGGACGGAATTGTAATTTAGACAGCGGCATCGGGTCACGAAATTTCCTCGTAGGTTACAATTACCTTTGCGTCGTTAGCAGCACTCGCCGTAACCCCCAAAGAACGATCCTCTTCAAGATAGATCGGACTATCTCGTGTGATAATGTCTAGGTAGCTGTTTGCACCCAAACCTTTTGACTGGACTAACTCAGTAGCTGTTCCACCAATGTCGTCTTCACTGTACAGGCTTGCTGTGATGTTTACGTTATCCGAACCATCGACGTTAACCACTCGAAGCATTAGAACACGAAGCACCTTACCAGAAGATGCAGCGTTATTTAAAACAGAGGTCGCAGAAGTCGTCGTCAGGCTTGTGACAGCCGACTTTCCCGTCAGGGTACTGATATTTACGATATTAGGCGCAGCCATTTATCTCTCCTAATTTAAAACCAAGTTTAAGGCGATAGCCTTGCCAACCGTTGCAGAGTTAGAAAAACTCAACGTCCCAGAGCCGTCCGTTGTTACAACCTGATTAGCTGAACCATCTGTGGTCGGAAGTGTAAACGTATCCGCGAAATCTTTTAAGTTCTCGTCATAGGGCTGAACATCACCTGTCGCACCACTACCAATCGCAACACCTAGATTAGTACGAGCAGTTGCAGCGTCCGAGGCTCCAGTACCACCGTCCGCAATAGCAAGGTCCGTGATCCCAGTAACACTTCCACCTGTGATATTCACACTGCCCATGGACAGATCGTTCGTCAGATCGCTGACCGCTGCCCCCGCTCCGGCACCATCGCAATAAATGATCTTGCTGTCGCCGTTGCCTACAGTAACGTTGCCGCCCGATCCTTGGGTAAAGATGATGTCCTCACCGCTGTCGTTCTGGACGAAGTACAGGTGGTCTCCGTCGTTGGGCGCGATAGTGATCGTGTTTGTTCCAGATGGCGATCCGCCAACTACAAGAACCTTGAACATGCCCTCAGACAACGTTCCGTCTGTTGTAGTAAGTGTGTGAGTAGTACCTGTCAGTGAGATAGAACCAACGCCGTTAACCAAGCGTGTGATAATGTCTAGGTTTGTGTTTGTTGTAGTGCCCCATGTACCGGACTGTTCGCCTGTTGCGATCTTTTCGATACCACTACCTGTATACGAACTGGGCATATTCTATCCTATGCTGCTACTATTTCTGTCCAAGTAGTACCTGGATCTGGAACTATTCGACCCCAAACTAGCACAGTTCCCACTTCTCCGCTAGAGGATACTCCAGTCAGGTTAACTGTAGCATTACCTGTCGCAGACACTGAACCGCTTGAAGCGGTCATAGCAGGAACATTTGTTACAGGGAATGTTGCAGAAGTTTTTTGCGTAACTGTACCAACAGAGCCAACGGACTGAAGACCCGTGGTCGGAACATCCGCAGTACCAGAAGTCGTAACCTCCCCCTCAGATGCCGTGCCTTCTAGCCCTGTCGGCTGTACTGTAACGCCTGTACCTGTTGTAACACTAACGCTGCCGTCTGAGCCAGTAGCTCCAAGGCCCGTGACCGTAGTGGATACACCTGTTCCTACCGTGATCGACACCGAACCAACAGAAGCAGTCGCTGCCAACCCTACTTGATCTAGGTCTTGGTCCGTGACCAAAGATACTGTGCCCACGGCCCCCGTAGCCGCAACACCAGTGACACTTGCCACAGTGACCAGTGCTTCGTCAGCTATCGCCGTTGCGGATATGGGGGTAAAGCCTAGCATTACATCACTCCTTTTTTACATAGTACCACACTTATCGGCCTAAAGTATTGTACCTTGTTCCATTCTTGTCATCCTTATGGTTTAGTGGGCCAGTCGGCATCATTTAAATTAGGCCAGTTAGCGTGTGTAGTAATGTCACGTAGAGCTTTTCTATAGTCAAGCATCTCCTGAGACATGGCTACGTCAGATAAGCCATAATGGTCTGTGTCTTTGAGTAGCTGATTACGTGTACTACGGTTGCCTGACGCAAGTGATGCTTCGTTAGCTGCAATCTCTTCTGCTGTAAGGTCTTCTGCTGTATACTCAATCATCCAGTAGTTAGCACGAATATCGTTACCTTCATCGTCTTGACCAATGACAGGGCGTGTAGGTAAAGCATTACGCTTAACTGTCTGGTATGGCCCACAGTCAGGCTTTGGCCCTTCTAGGACACCTACCATGCCATACTTTTGCATGACACCCTGTGTGATGTTCTTAGGGAATGACACGTTAGGGTTATCCTTACGTAGATCACCGAATGTGTATGGGAACTTTACTACTGTTCCACCATTAATTTTAGCATACATGTTGTGTTCTCCTATGTAGATAGCTTTGCTATCGTTATGCTATTGCGTAAAAGATGTATTCAGCACTTGAAGCATTTATTGTCGTGCCGTTTACGATGAAGCCGCTGTTGTCTGGGTCAACCCAGTCCGTGCTAGTCACTTCTGCATCTGTCGTGTTCAACTCAAGGTATGGGTCATTACCTGCGACAATACCACGTTCAGTGTCCCAGACATACCAATCACCTGTGCTGTCTGTACGCTTCACTAAGATGAACCTAGCACCTGATGTAAAGCCACAGTCAATCGTTTGGCTTGTGCCATTACCCGTGTAGCTGCCCACTTTGCTGATGCCAGCGAGGGTGGCGAAGAGGTAGGCTATAAGACTTCCACCACTAAGATTAGTGCGAGCTTGATCGCTCACATAAAACACAGTGTCCGTAGGATGCGAATAGTTAAAGTAATCGCTTGCAGTGTAATCTTGGGTATTATCTAACTGCAGATGACCCGTGCCTGCGTACTTAACATAAACAGGCCAGTTCCAAGTAGAACTATCTCTTACCTTCACCCACATCATCTCAGGTGCAACACCAAGGTTATGGCTTACAGTACGCCCTGCTGTTCCGTTCCCCGTGTAAGCAACTACGTCGAAGAAGTTAGGCGCACGTTTCCACATGTAACCAAGTATGTCATTACTTACCGCTGTACTGTCACGAAAACCGTCTTGAAAATCAAAAGAGAATTGTGGGGAACTGAATTCTGAATCGGTATTGT